ATAGCATCAACGATATAGCGTTTATGTGTAGCCCTATCAACAGCGTAACAAACGACGGCTGTATCACCAACCATAGCGGGATCAAGACCACAAATAAAAGAAAAGCCGTTAACATCACGCGGATGGCCTGGGTTACCAGGAACCAAGCGACCTGCTTTACGCATACCATCTATAGAACCTCGCACACATACTGGATCAAAGATGGCATCATCTGAGATATCTTGTTGCTGATATACCAAAGCCCAGGTACTTGCATCCATAGCTTGGCGTTCGTTGTAAAGGTTGCGACCATTCCATCGAGGGTAGAGGCCGTCTTCGTTCTTGTCAGATTCCATCTGACCATCAAAGGGAGCATCACTTGCAGGCCAGAGAGTCTCCCACTTGTCAGGGTCTTCATCTGTCTTTAATAGCGCTGGCATAGCCAGATACTTCCACGGGACCAGACCGCCTGGGTAGCGGTCTTCGTTACGAAGCTCGCGGTATAAATCCATAGCAGCAACTCTAGTACCAACGACTACAAGTTTACCTGGAGGGTTCAAACGAGAGCGCACATCCTGGGTTAACCAGCGGATTTGCTTTTCAAACTCGTTAGCGTTCTTTAAGGTAACAGCGTCATCTACGATAATCATATCTGCACGCTTACCGTAGATCTGACCACCGATACCAATGGCTTCGATGTTCGGGTCTTTTTCGCTAGACTCACGCAGCTCGGTACCAAAGGTAACACGGGTTGCTTGCCACGAGGCAGACTTAGAGTTAAACCCTACGCCAGCAGCATAAGCGCTCTGGAGGTCTTCATACATAGGATGAGTCAGGCGTTGCTTGATGGCGTAGAGAAAGTCTGCAGCTAACTGCTGGGTCTGAGAAACAATCAAAACTCTAAAGTTGGGATTGCGTACTACCTGCCAGGTTACATAGTCCACGGTAATCGTAATGGACTTGGCGTGGTTTGGCGGAATGTTCAAAAGGATTCTATTAGAAGCTAGTCCTGGCTCGTACTTCATAGAAGGGTGTAGCCAAGAAGGTTCGCGGCCTTCAATCATATCTACTAGGTTCTGCTGATGCGGAAAGGTTTTAGAGTGTAGGAACTTTTGGCGGAACTCGGCAAAGGTTAAGTCGTGAACATCGCCGTCTTGGAACTGCTTGTCCTTTAGACCAAGGCGGGTTCGGTCAACCTTGTCTGTAAAAATCTTATCGGTACGACGGTAGTACTCGTAGGTCTTAATGGATTTACCAGCCGAGGCACAAGCCTGCTCAATGGTCATACCCTCTGCTACACAGCCAAGGATAATTCTCTTGGCGATGTCAGCACTGTTATCGGCCACTGTTTTCCCGTCTCATCTCTTCTACTAGAATTGCCGCCGCAATCTGGCGGCGCATTTCTAAGCGACGGGACTCTCGCTCTGCCTTGTACTGCTTCCAGAATTTTCTACTGGAGGTAGCCTGGAGATATAACTCTTCTTCGGTATAGTTGCGTATCATCGGCGCGGATGCTCATTTCTTTTATACTAGGTTGAGTATGATCTTCCTATTAGAGATAGAGCTATCCCCACTAAAAGTACTGGGCAGTTCGGGCTTAACGCCCGAGCGAGCTACAGCGAAGTGAGGGGTAAGTCAGTACTCGGCCTAGGGGCCTCGCTAGAGGCCAACCAAGGGTCGTAAAACATACTCTCCCCGTTTTACTCCCCTACTATATATAAGGCAGGAAAAGGACTGGATTTCTCGCTTTCCTAATGTGAGTTACATCACAGTACTAAAACCGCAGGTCAGAGGCTAGATCGCAGCTTTAACTTTAGCAAATATTTTTTGTTGGGGAGTACAGGTAAGGTAGTCGGCAAAACTTAAATGGGGGGGTGTCCGTTCCTGCCCTGCCTGCCCTGTCTGCCCTGCCCTGCCTGCCTGTGGATAAGCCTGTGGATAACTGTTTGCAAAAAAAGGTGGGGCGGACTACCGCTTGGGCACCCCTAACCCTTAACCCTTGCAGCTATTAAGTAACCGCCTACCCTTGCAGCTCTACCCTTGCAGCTACTAACCGGGCGCAGCTCTACCCGATACCGCAGCTCTAGCCGGTGACATAATCGTCTAGCCTTGCCCTATCCCTTGCCCCGTGTTTTTATAGGTATTAGATCCAAAACCTAATTAGTAGGCAGCTCACCGGATAGCTACGACACGCCCAAAAGAGTGCCGGTGATGGTTTTGACACTATGGGGAATAGTGCGGTACCTTTATCCCGTGAGCCTAACCTACCTAATCAAGCTCACAAGGAGATAAGTAAATGACTAATACACAAGAGACACAAGGCACTAAACTATCTTTCCCTTGCAGCTGCAACGGCTGTCGTAACTATCCAACACGCCCCGGAGAAATCTGGCACGAGAGCCAGATAGCAAGCAAGGCGCAAGGATATTTTTTTACCCGTGACACTATGCGATTCTTTAACAGTAGAATCGCAGACTTTAAGCCCGTAGGGATAAGCCCTAGTAGCGTTGATTCTCTTATGGTAATCGTATCGAATAGGCGTGATGATGATCCCCGCTACTATGAGATCATCACCCTATGCCCTTACGGAGAGATCGCGCGAGAGTGGACTAGAGATCAAGAGGGCACACTAATCACACAATACGCGAGCTTAAACAAGGCGCGAAAGTCTGCGCGGTGGAATTGTACTATCGCCCCGCAGCTCTGCGATTGTCACGGGTGCCAACTAGATAAGGCGGGGCGGTAATGGATAAGTGCGATAAGTGCGAAAGTATGGCAAGAGTGACAGTATCGGGCTACTTAGTACCGCGATACTTATGCGCTTTCCACGCGAGCGAACTATGCGAGAGTGTAGGCGATACGGCGGGCGCGATTAAGTTCGCGCAGCTTATGGCGGGCGATAGGGTAAGCGCGTGAGATCCCGCAACTATTACCGCGTGCGCTTAGCGGTACGCATAGGCTTTTGGCTAGCTCTTGCCGGTCTCTTGTACCTTGTCTCCGGGTTTATATGGTGGACGGGATCCGGATACTGTCCCGGCTCTATGAGTAGCTGCGTAGGTCTCTAAGTAGGTAGGTGACTATCCCCTCCCGCGATAGCGGGAGAGGGTAGCCGGTACCTAGCCGGGGTTTACTAAATAAAGGGGTTAAGTAGATGAATACTATGCAAGAGATCAAAACAGTAAAGGGCGAAAGTCTATCATTTATAGAGTTAGAGGGCGCTTTATTGCTAGAGCTACTAGAGGGCGTTAGCACTCACGCGGGCAAGGATAAGAGCTTGCCTACTCTTAACGCAGTAGATATAGAGGGAGAGGGCGGTACGCTTATCGCACGCGCTACCGATAGATATCGTCTAATAGAGGGGCAAGCGCAAGGGAGAGGGCTAGAGGGTAGTCTAGATAAGGCTCTTATCTCACTAGAGGACATCAAGCGGATCATTACATTAGCTAAGGCACATAAACCTAATCTCGTAAGTATTACCCGCTTAGGTAATGCCCTAACGGTTAGCTCGCTAGGCGATAGCCTTACCGTGACACTATTAGACGGCACTTTCCCACCTACCGCGGATCTATTCGCTAAGAGTGAGGGAGAGCCTAGCGCGATAGAGGGCGTAGCTTTTAACCCCGCATTTATGGCAGACTATGGCAAGATCGCGGGCAAGGGAGAGGGCGTTAAGATTTACTTTTACGGGGAGGGCAAGCTTATGCGGGTGCGGATCACTAGTAAAACTATCGTATGGCGAGCTTTACTAATGCCTATGCGCTATCAAGATTAGTTAGTACGGTACTATCTTATTCTACCCTTAGACGGTAGAGTAAGGTAGTATCCTACTAAATTAGTGGGATAGTTAGACAGTAGAGGGGTTAGAGCTATGACAGTAGAGAGATCACGCCATAGCGGGGCGTATGTCCTGTCCGATTTTGTGGGAGAGGGCGCGGGCGAATACCTGTTCACCCGTACCTATTACGGATACACGCTACGCGAAGCTAAGGCACAATTTAAGATTGCAATAGCGGAGGAGGGTAAGTAATGGGATACAAGTACACGCTAGCGGAGGCGGGCAAGATGACTAACCAAGAGCTACTTAATGCACTACTAGCGCGAGAGGTAGCACCGCGCACAATAATAGGCACCGGCTACATCAATGCCCGACAGGTAGCTATCGAATACCTACAAGAGGAAATTGCGAAAGAGAGAGAGGATAAGTAAATGAAAGAGTACGGATACTATGTCGTGCAGATCGTAATAGTCTGTCCTAAGTGTGCAGCTAACCCGGAGTATGTGGGTCTGCTTACTCCCGCAGAGGAGGAGGGCTATCCTGACGGGTACACCTGTAATGATTGCAACATAGTGGTAGGAGGTGAGCTATGAAAGATAAGTGGCTAGTAACACTAGAGATAGACACCTACGACGGCCCAGATCCGCGCTATTGGGACTGGTCTAAGCTGCTCACCGGTGATGATGTAAAGGTAATCGAAAGTCAATGGAAGGGTAGAGTACTACCCACTAATGAGGGAGAGAGTAATGAAAGTAACAATGCGTAAAGATTTAGCTGATGAAGGTATGAACATACCTTGTCTGTATCAAGAGGGGGGCTATTTAGACTCTAGCACTATCGCTGAAGCTACCTATTTAGGTACGCTTAATGGAGAGGGTAGTGAGGTAGTACTGCAATTAGCTAGAGGGCAAGGAGGGTATAGCGAGATAGTTATAGTTATGTCTATTGACCTAGATTACATACAGGAGGGAGAGGGTAAATGAAACTGACAGACAAAGAATACGGAACAATCATTTTTGCACTAGAGGAGTATCAAAGTATCTTAGACAAAGAGGGTGATGTTGCTACCCGCAACTATGTCATAGATTTAATACACAAAGTAGACAACAACAAGGGAGAGAGTGATGAGTAAGTGGGAGCTGAAAGAGGAGAGCGATGTATCCTGGTGGCATTGTGGCCGTGCGGGTTACTGGGAAGGGCAAGAGGTCTATTGCTCAAAGTGTCAGACTAAATTAGAGGAGGTAGCGTAATGAATAAAGAATACTTAGAAGCTAAGATAGACCTATGCCTTAATCAAGCTGAGAAGGACTTACAACAGGAGGAGATAGCAAGGGCTATCGCTAACCTACGCAGGGCAAACTCTGCCCTGTCGCAGCTATTCGGGTTTGAGGAGGAGGTCGAGAGTGAGTAGAGAGTTTATTACTAAAGCGCACTATCCAGACAGTACGGCTCTAATACTAGAGCGACATATACCTAGTTACGGGCTATGCACAGAGTGCAGCTCGTTTAATACCTGCATACCCTACCCTTGTCCAACAGTTAAGGAGGCAACAAGTGAATAACATCTACACCATACACCCAAAAAAGTCTGAACTGATCCTGCTTTATGAGGTAGTGGACGAGAACGGGAGAGCAGAGTGGGGAGGAGAGAACGCTGAGCATTGTATGCAGTGGCTTAGCCTTGCACCTAGTAACAGTAGAGTGCTGGTATCTGCCTGGGATAGTGATGAGGAGGACGCTCACTTAGTAGGGCAGAGCATAGACATCACCGAGATAGTAAGGGCAGCGAGCTTATGATGTATGTATTAGGACTACTCGCAATAATGCTGGTAG